GCCAGCAGAGCACTACCATCAGGACGCAGCAGACTTACCGCGCCTTGTCCGTCTATGTTGATCGTGGCAGCGGCGCCGGTATTCGCACCAGCCGCCTGAAACTTCCACAATGAACCGGTAGCAGCCTGGGTAAGCCGTGTCGGTGTAGCGGCCGCCGTGATGGTATCTACCCCTGAAACAGTGCCAAGGTTGGTCGGTGCACCGTCCTGAATATCAGGTGCCTGCATCAAAGCATCCATTGTCTGCTTGCCTACTCGCGCCTCGATCCTTACCCCGGAAAGCTGGGCGGCAGACGGTGTGCCGCGCACAATCGTCGCGTTGTCTCCAGAGATTGCCGTCATATAAGCAATTTCTGATACGTTCAGCGAGGCGTCGAGGAACACGATGCGGATCTTCTCACCGGCGGCAATGGTACCGAAGCGCGCTCCCTGTCCGGTCGTCAGCGGCAAAGCCGTCACAAGGTTGTCTATTCCTGCGCTGAGCGTGGCCCAAACACGGTTGACGAATATCTCTTTCATGGTATCCCCTAAACTGGTGAAGGCTCAATGTTGATGGATGGCAACGTCTGCACCATGGTATTCATGGCGGCGGCGTTATTGATGCCAGTCTCGAACCGCTGCTTGTAGAATTCGCCCAGCTGCGGGTTAGACCAAGGCTTTTGCAGCATGATCAGGAGCCGGGACAGCGCACCAGACGCAAGCTCGTCGCGATACTTGTCCATCACCCACTGTTCCATTCCGGTCGCCGCGCGCGTTGGCTTGAGCGAGAGCGTCATCTGGATTGAATTCGGGTAGGACGTGTCCGGCATGGGCACCAGAATGAATTGGCTGGGTACCTGAATCGTGAAGCCTTGAGGCGTTCCTACCATGGCAGACCAGGGTGTGCTGGTTGAATTCGTGTTCTGAGTGACAGAAAGGACTGAGGCTCCTGCCCAATTTGCCGGTGTGGTACCGGTAGCCGTGAAGATTGAGCCGTTCGCGTTCGATACCGCGCCTACATTGGTGAAGTCGTCGCCGGCCACATAGCCGGTGATCTGGTATTGCGTTCCGACCACAAGCGGCCCAGCGGTAAGCGTCGCCGGCAGAAAGCTCAGATTCCAGTAGTCGCCGTTGATCGCTTCCTTTTCCAGCTGGTCAGCGCTCTTGAATTTAATCTGCTTGCCGTTGTACCAAGCCTGGGTGACGCCGACTACTTCCGTATCGGCTGGCGGCGTGAAGTTGTAGCTTGGCTGCTGAGCAATGCTGCTCATAAGTGCCTGGTTGTACTGCCAGGCACCAGATCGATCGCAGAACTCGATGGCAGCGAACAGAATTGCACGTTCAGCCAGTGTCAGGCCAATGCCCGGCACATCCGGCATCACATCATCCAGCAGGACGTTAAGCAGTTCGGTTGTCATATCTGACCTTTGAAGAGATTAAAGAACAGATTTGCCCGCTGCTCTACCACAGCCTCGTCGTTCTCAGTCTCGCAGCGCGCCGTCACATAGTCGGCAACGGCAGAGGCGTAGGCATTGTCCAGTGGGAATGTGCTGGCCAGTCCCAGTATTGAGAAGTCAGGCAACCCGGTAAACTGCCCGATGAACAGGTCGGGACGCTTTTGCAGCACCAGATACAGCGCGTCCACAGCATAGGATAGCAACTGTGGATCCGTCTTGCGCACCTTGGCCGCATCGTTGAGGGGGATGCGAGCCTTGTCTGCGATCTGCTGCATGGTGTACATGGATTATCCCCGGCCCTTCGAGTTGATCAAGCCTGCAACCCGGTCGCGCATCGTGTCGACGGTCATTCTGCCGTCCAGTTGCTCACCGAAATGCTGCTGGGCGAACAGCTGCAGCGCGTTCTTATCCATCGCATCAAGGCTTGGAAGCGGCACATCTTTGAGAGGATCTTCCTCGACCTCTTCTTGTTTCTCCTGAGCGCGAGCTTCTTTCTCGCCCTTCACCGTCTTTGCATCCTTGTAAACGTCAGCATGGACCAGCATTTTCGCTGCAATCCCATTCTCGACGTTGTGCACTTGGTCAGGCTCCCACACCAGATTCGTTCCGTAGATGTTGTCCGTGTGCGTCTCGCGCTTGCCAATGTATTTGATTCCGATCATGTCGTAATCTCCAAATAAGAAAGGCGGATATCGCTACCCGCCTTTGGTTTGCTAAGCTACTGCTTACTGAGCTCCCAGTGCTTCGCCCAAGACTCGGGCATACACTGTGCCAGTGCCAGCGCCGCCAACGGTAGGAACCGCTTGCAGGTACGCATCCTTGATCAACAGTACAGGTGGCAGCAAGTCGTAGGTCGTGGTTGCGGCAGCTTGCCATGTGGTAGCGGCAGCAGCAACAGCCGTTGCCGAAGGACCGGCAGAACCGTCGTAGTTGGCGAACCCGATATTGACGGCAAGGTTTGCACCTGAATCAAGATCGTCGTTCTTGATGGTCACCTGATCGACCAGTGTGCCGGCAGGTATCTTCACCATGTTAACCACGTCAGTCGTTGCCAGGTTAGCAGCGATTACCGCATCATCAGTAAAGACGACGCGGTTGCCATCGTCACCACTGTAAGGCGATTTGCCCGAGGCGGGCGGGTACTTTGCGTTTGCCATGATATTTCTCCTTGAATGTAGTCTGTCAAAGCCGCCCGTACTAGCACGGCTCAGATCATACTATTAGATGCTGGTGGCTGGAACAGGGACCGCGCAATCAACAACGAAAACGCCGTTGTCGGTCGGCTCCATATTGCCTTGGCCATCGTCGAAGGTAAAGCGAAGTTTTGCCATACCGCCCATTGACTCACCGCCAACCTCGAGATTGCGCTCGAAGTTATACAGGTTTTCCAGCCAGTTAAAGCCAGTATCCGAACCCTGGTTGCGCCCGAATACATAGGCCAAAGCCTGTGCACCGAGCACGAAGCCGCGTTCAACAGCAAAGCCAGCGGTCAGGGCAGCATTGACGGTTTGCGCAGTTTCATTGCCTGTGTAGCGATCGGCAGCCAATACAACCTGGGTGCTGTCACCCGCATTGAGACGAATAGCGAACTTCGGCAGCTTGCGGATCAGGATGTTGTTCCACATGATCGGCTCACCCGAGAACAATGGGTGCTTGGTGCCGTAGCTCTTACGAGCCCATGCGTTCTGCAACGCAGCCTTGTAGTTCGTATCCAGCTTGATCTGGTTCCACTGGCGTTCTGTCATGTACCACACGGCCTTGATAGGATCATCATTGGCAGCAGGGTCGTCGGCCAGCATGATAGGTTGCAGCGTCATGTTGGCATCAGAAAGCAGAACGGACAGCGCATCGATATGTGCCAGGGTCAGCACATCGGTAGACGCGATCGAGCCCAGTTCCAGACCACCGTTCGCAAAGTCAGTACCTTTTACCACCAGATGGCGGTTGTAGGTAGGTGCCTTGATAGGGTTGACCAGGATCGAGGCAAAGTCTGCATCGGTCTGCAACGGCACAACCCAGTCTTTACCAACCTGCGAACCGCGCGTACCGGCCAGATGAACCATGGCAGATTGCATGTGCAGGCGTGGGAAATACCCGGTCAGCTGGGCCATGGCCAAGCCGCGCAGTTGGTGGACGGTGCGTTGCTGCGCCATCTTCCCGCCTGCATCCACGGTTTTGGTCGTGTTGTCGATCCGAATGTCCATGCTGGAACTGGACAAAGAAGATCCGCGGCCTTCAGCGTTCTTGTCGCCCATGATGGGCTTCCCGCTGATGGAGTCGAATGCGTCCACG